TGAACATCGGTTGCAAAGCACCGTGTTCTTCAGGAGTCAACTCATTAATCAATATACTATCCGACGAAGCATACGCTGCAGTGCAGAAGGTCCGCTTTCTTCCGAAGACATTTGCTATCTTGAAGTACTTGTTCTATCGAAACAGCGTAATGAAGCGTGTAACCTATGAATGGTCAAATAAAGAATGTCGAAGACACACTGATTGCAACTGTGATTTAACTGTTACCATAACTGAACCGAGGTTTGACAATTTCTCTTTTACTCTACGACGCAATGATTATGAAAATACAGCGGATACAGAGATTTTGATGAATAGAGCCATCGCTAGAATAGCGTCTTCCTTTGCAATGATAAATGGTTCTATAATTCCCGTCAACAAGAAAGAAGATTGGGAGTATCTTAAAATTATGTTTAGCTCTCAGACTTTCTCGAACATGATGAAGATACCTCCATTGTTTTATAAAAGTTCTGCTGGCACTGACCAAGTTTTACCTCATCCAGGTATCCATGTTGCGAACGGTATGAAATTGTGGGATGCTTCAATAATGGCACCATATGGATGTAGAATGACAGTTAAGTTTATGGAAGATGCAGGAATATTCAAAAAATCTCTTATTCTTGATCACAGAGGAAGAGAGTGGGATTCTGCATTATCACCTCTTAAGTATAATTGGATACCAGACTCAATAGGTCCGGGAGGAACTTATCAAACATTCGGTAAATCTACGATTCCAACACCAATGCCGATGCTCCATCAGGTTATATCCAATTTGTCTTCTTTCAACCGTGTTTTCACCGGCAGCAAGTACGGACAGTATCAGAGGTACACTCTTGAGAACCTGAGTGGCATGAAATTGGTTAGCGGCCTAAAAAAAATGGACCAACCCACAAATGGCTTTAATTCGAAGGGTAAGTCAATTTCACATATCCTAAAGCCAGCACTGGATAGAATGTATGACATGATGGGAGTAAAAAAACATTTTAAGACAGTAGATTATAATCCAGATTTTGATGTATTCTTTGGTATGCCAATGATGTCATCTGCCGGATGTCGAGCTGGACCAACTAAAATGGAAAAAACAGATAATGCTACGTTCGTTAGAACAGTTAATGGAAAAAAAAAAGATCAAATAGTTTTTGCGCGCAATGAATATGCTCGTTTGTTGGAATTGGCAAAAAGAGGTGAAATGATGAAAAGGTCGACAACTGGTTTCGTGCGAGTTGAAAAATTGGAGTCAATTAATGATTTTGAAGCTCATACTGCTGCCGCCAATGCTAGATTTGATCTTGAAAATCCACCGATTAAAGTAGTGCCGACTTCTCAGGGTTATGGAAAAATCGTTAATACCAAAACTTCTAGTTCCAAACCAGTTGATACTAGACTCGTTGATGCATTAGAAAGGGATGTGAGAGAATTAAAAATGAAATATCGTAATTATATACTTCCTTTCATAAGTGATTACGCTTTACATGCCCATGTGCAAAGCGTTAGACAAGGTCTAGAGCGAGGAGGTCAGATAAGAATAGGAGATACATGGTGGAACGGAGGAGCATGGCGTTTGATGTCTTATCTTAAGGCCACACCTGAACAAGTGCGCAAAATAGTCAGTAAATATGGTGAGGATTTTCGACCTATCTTTGGTGATGGAGATGTTAAAGGTTTAGATTTGGGTATAAAGCGTTTTTTTTTGGAA